TTGTATTACATTTTATTCATTGTATAAATTAAATGTATTAAATAAAAGTTATCAACAAAATTCTAAAAATGTAGACGATCAAATGATAACTGCTATTGAAAATGAAGATGTAAAAACATCAGAAGAACTTAGAAAAAATTTTAATAAGTATTTAGAAAGAATCAAACCTGAGTTTGAAAGATTACAAAATGATATTGCTGGTCGAATATCTGGTGGATCTCCATTACAAATGTCAAAAGCAAAAGACATCGTTACAGAAGAACAATTTCAAAAACCTTTTTATGACTTACAAGACGTTGCTATGGAAAAATTAAAACGAGAAAAACAAAGCGTGTTTCCTAAAATACAAACAAAATATAATCCTGCTGAGGGTAGTATGGGTACAGAGTTTTTTAATGTTTTTGATTCTTTAACACAAGGTGCTAAAAATTTAATACAAGGTAGAGTAGTGCCTTATGCTTCCAAAATTGGATTACCTCAATATGAACCAAAAGCATCAGAAAGAGAAATAACTGCACAAGAATTAAAAAATATGGATTCTAGAGAATTACAAAGATTTAATTTAGGAAGAGGGTTTACTTATGATAATCCAGTTAGACCAGGAGATATAGAAACTTTACAATATGAACAACCAGGAGTTTTCTTTGCAGGCGGCGGTATAGCTAAACTAGCTGGTGATTCATCAGGACCACCACCAGTAAGAGGACCAAATCCACAAGGGTTGCTATCCCTTAAAAACCGTGTTAGAAACTACTAGGAGTATTAAATGGCAGATATAGATAAAGGACTCCCGAACACTAGAAACAAACTTGAGATTCCTTCAGAAGAGGAATTGCAAGATGTTGCCGTTCAGGAACCAGTACAAGAAAAAGGACCAATCGAGGTCATACCAGAAGAAGATGGTGGTGTAACTTTAGATTATGAACCAGGTGCAATCAATGTACCAGGAACAGAATCACATTTTGATAACTTAGCAGAACTTTTACCTGATGATGTTTTAGAACCTATCGGCAACGAAATGGTTCAAAATTATATGGACTACAAAGGTTCAAGAAAAGAATGGGAGCAAGCATACATTACAGGTTTAGATCTTTTAGGTTTTAAATACGAAAATAGAACAGAACCGTTTCAAGGAGCAAGTGGTGCAACTCACCCAGTTCTTGCAGAAGCAGTCACACAGTTTCAAGCACAAGCTTACAAAGAATTATTACCATCAGATGGACCTGTAAGAACACAGGTTGTTGGTATTAAAAACCCTGCAACAGAACAGCAGGCAAATCGTGTTAAAGATTTCATGAACTATTTAGTCATGGATCAGATGAAAGAATACGAATCAGAATTTGATTCAATGTTATTTCATTTACCTTTAGCAGGATCAACTTTTAAAAAGGTATATTACGATGTACCTATGGGACGAGCAGTATCTAAGTTCGTACCTGCGGATGAATTAATTGTCCCGTATACGGCTACCTCATTAGACGATGCGGAGGCAGTAATTCATACGATAAAAATTTCTGAAAACGAATTACGAAAACAACAAGTCAATGGTTTCTATAGAGATGTAGAATTAGGCCCACCAGGCACAGACACAAATAACGAACTTAATAAAAAAGAACGTGAGTTAGATGGCACAAAGAAAACAGGTAAGAACGAGCCTGTATATACTTTGTTAGAGTGTCATGTAAATTTAGACTTAGAAGGTTTTGAAGAAGTTGGACCCGAAGGTGAACCAACTGGAATAAAATTGCCCTACATAGTAACTGTAGAAGAAGGCAATAGGAAAGTTTTGTCTATTAGACGAAACTATGCGCCCGATGATCTAAAGAAAAATAAAATTCAATATTTTGTCCACTTTAAATTTCTGCCAGGACTAGGATTTTATGGCTTTGGACTCATTCACATGATTGGCGGATTGAGTCGTACGGCAACGGCGGCTCTCCGTCAATTATTAGATGCAGGTACATTATCAAACCTGCCAGCAGGATTTAAACAAAGAGGTGTAAGAGTTAGAGATGAAGCATCACCAATACAACCAGGTGAATTTAAAGATGTAGATGCACCAGGTGGTAATTTAAGAGATGCATTCTTTCCCTTACCATATAAAGAACCTTCGCAAACATTATTACAATTAATGGGTGTTGTAGTTGGTGCTGGTCAAAGATTTGCGGCTATTGCTGACATGCAAGTTGGTGATGGAAACCAAGGTGCAGCTGTTGGAACTACAATTGCATTGTTAGAACGTGGCTCACGTGTATTATCTAAAATTGTTTCACAATACTTACCACCAGAATATCCTTACGATGTTGTGGGTGGAGTAAGAAATATAAAACAAACAGACTTTGATGATAGAGTAGATGTTGTACCAGTTGCAGATCCAAATATATTCTCAATGAGTCAGAGAATTACTTTGGCACAAACACAGTTACAGATTGCAACATCAAATCCACAATTACATAACATGTATCAAATCTATAGAAACATGTATAATGCAATAGGTGTAAAAGATGTTGATGCAGTTTTACCACCACCAGCGCCAACAGCACCGATGGACCCAAGTTTAGAACACATTAATGCTTTGGGTGGCAAACCTTTTCAAGCGTTTCCTGGTCAAGATCACAGAGCACACATTACAGCTCACTTAAATTTTATGTCAACTAATATTGTTAGAAATAATCCTGCAGTAATGGCAGCGATACAAAAAAATATTTTAGAACATATTAGTTTGATGGCACAAGAACAGGTACAATTAGAGTTTAGAGAGCAAATGCAACAGATGATGATAATGCAACAACAAGCAGCGACTAATCCACAGCTACAAGCACAGCTACAAGCGATGACAAATCAAGTTGAAGCACGAAAAGCTATATTAATTGCAGAGATGACAGAAGAATATATGAAGGAAGAGAAGCAAATTACGTCACAATTTGACAATGACCCTCTTTTAAAACTAAAATCACGTGAAGTTGACTTACGTGCTATGGAAAATGAGCGTAAAAAACAAAATGATGAAGCAAATCAAGATCTTCAAAGGTCTAAATTAATGCAAGCACAAGAAATTGCAGAAGATAAGATGGATCAGAACGAAGATTTAGCAAAATTACGAGCTGGAGTCAGTCTTGCAAAGTCAGGAATTGATCAAGCAGCTGTTGTAATGGACGATAATTAATGTTAAGGAGATAATATTATGATGAACTATAAAAAAGCAAAGCTAATAAACATTCCTGAACAGAATGTAGAGGTAGATCCAAGATCTAAGACTACAGCTGATGGTGCTTTTAACAATATTCCTACTGGAGATAAGGAAAAAGTTAGAGGAACTAAAAGAATGTTAGCTGAAAAGAAAAAAGAAGCTACTTGGTACTAAATCATGTGGTTATCGGCAATTAAACTAGCCGTTTCTGCTGGAAGTAAGATTTATGCTAACAAGCAGAGAACGAAAATGGCAATGTCAGATGCACAGCTTATGCATGCATCTAAGATGGCCCGAGGTGAGGAAGCTTACCAGGGAAAACTTTTAGAAGCCAGACAATCAGACTGGAAGGACGAGGCAGTTTTGATAATTTTAAGTTTGCCCGTAGTGGTGCTGGCCTGGGCAGTCGTATCGGACGATCCAACAGCGATGGACAAGGTAAAATTGTTCTTCGATATGTTCTCGCAGCTCCCGTCATGGTTTACAAATCTTTGGATACTTGTCGTAGCGTCAATTTATGGTATAAAGGGTACACAAATTTTTAGAAACGGCGGAGGAAAAAAATAATGGCTAACAAATATTTTAAAGTGTTTAACTTATTTAAAGGTAAGGTTTCACCTACAATCAAATCTGTAAAACCATCACCTACTGCTATGAAAAAAGGCGTGAAAGCTAGCGTAGATAAAACTAAATCAGATGAATACATAAAAAGAATTAGATTAAAAGATTCAGCAGAGAATAAAATTACAACTGGTAAAAAACTAGTAAAAGAAGGTGTAAAAGCAAGAGAAAATTTAGTTGATACTAAAAGAGCTTTTAAATTTAAATGTAGCAGCAAAGATTATCATATCGACACT